AATGGCATGGGCTGTAAAGCAAAAAACCAATTCTCCAGTTTCTAAATTAGTTTTATTAATGATTGCAAATTATGCTGATGAAAATAATGAGGCTTATCCTAGCCAGGACCATTTAGCAAAATTATGTGAATGTACAAGAGTTTCAGTAAATAAACATATTAAACAATTAGAAAAATTAAATTTTATATCTATTAAAAAAACTAAAAATGGAATGTTTGGTTATAATACTTATAAATTAAATATAGGGTATGTAAATAATATTAATATACCTAGTAAAAAATATTTACACAAAACACAAGATATACATATATGTACTAAATTTGAAATATTCTGGAAAGAATGTCCTAGAAAAATTGGTAAGAAAAAAGCTGAATCTATATATAATAAATTAATAGCTAAAAAAGAAGTATCAGAAGAAACATTAATTAAAGCTATTAAAAATTATAGCTTATCTGTAGTTAAAACTGATATAAAATATGTAGCGCACCCAGTAACTTGGCTCAATCAAGGCAGATGGGACGACGAAATAGTACAACAAGAAAAAAATAAAAACTTTCAATTGGGGTAGACAATGAGCAAAAACATAGAAGGACTTTATACAGTCCATGATATAAGAAATGCAGTAGTAGATTTATATTCCGGGAATACTTCACAACCATATGATGTTGGCTTTGATGAATTAGAAAATTTATATAAGGTTTCACGTGGAACATTTCATGTATGGACAGGAGTTCCAAATCATGGAAAAAGTTCTTTTCTTTCAGATGTAATTATGCAAATGGCAAAAATTCATAACTGGAAATTTTGTATATTTAGCCCGGAACATTCAATGGCAAATAATGTAAAACGTTTGTGCGAAAAATATATGATGAAGCCTTTTGATTATGGAATGAATGAAAGAATCACAAAAGAAGAATTAGGAAAAACTTTAACATTTATTAATGAGCATTTCTTGTTTATCGATAAAGAAAATGAAAGCCCTGATATAAAATGGTTACTTGATGTAGCTAAACAAGCAAAAATAGAATATAAAATTGATGGTCTCATTATAGACCCATATAATGAAATTAATCCTAGCCGCAAAGGTAACTTAAGAGAAGATGAGCATATTTCAAATGTTATATCGGACATAAAAAGATTTAACAGAGAGACTGAATGTGTTACTTGGCTTGTAGCTCACCCTAGAAAAATGAGACGTGAAGAAGATGGTACTTATCAAGTTGACGCATATGACATTTCTGGCTCAAGTCATTTTGCAAATAAGGCTGACGTTATTGTAAATATTAATAGAATATTTGACCCGGAAAAAACTTTATTTCAAGTTAAAAAAGTACGAGAAGCAGATTTGTATGGAGCCATAGGAGTTGCAGAATTTAAATGGAATAATAAAACTAGGTGTTTTCATAGTTTGCATAGTAACATCTGGAAAAAACATAATTAAGGAGGTTAGTATGACAACACAATTACCAGTTAAAAATATTATATTAAAAAATGTAAATGAATTAGTTGAATATGATAGTAATCCTAGAGAGCATAGCAAAGAGCAAATAAAGCAAGTAGCTAATTCTATTCAAGAATTTGGCTGGACTATTCCAATTTTAATAGATGAAAAAAATGAAATTATTGCTGGGCATGGAAGATTGCTTGCTGCTAAAACCTTAAATATGAAAGAGGTCCCTTGCTTAGTGGCATGGGGCTGGAATGAAAAACAAAAAAAAGCTTATTGTATAGCAGATAATAAACTAACCGAAAACAGCAAATGGAAGTTTGATACTTTAAAATTAAATGTAGAATTTTTAAGTGATGAAAATTTTGATTTAAGCTTATTAGGATTTAATCAATTTGAATTAAGCGGCATATTAGAAGATGAATTAAAAAATGATATTGGCTCTACTGAAATTAATATTGAAGATTTTGATTTAAAACAAAAATGTCCTAAGTGTGGTTTTGAATATGAAAAATAAAAATGCCTGGCACTTAACAGATTTAGATAAAGTACCAAAAAATAATATAAAAGTAATGACTACATTTTCTTGTGGTGGAGGCTCATCAATGGGTTATAAGTTAGCAGGTTGTGATGTTATTGCTGCGAATGATATTGATTCAAAAATGAAAGAACACTATTTAGAAAATTTTAAAGTAAAGCATTATATACAGGCGCCTATAATTGATTTATTAAATCAAGAACTCCCGGAAGAACTTTATAATCTTGATATATTAGATGGCTCTCCACCTTGCTCAACATTTTCAATGATTGGTAATAGAGAAGAAGATTGGGGAAAAGAAAGATATTTTACAGAAGGGCAAAGTAAGCAAGTATTAAGCGATTTATTTTTTGATTTTATAAAATTAGTAGATAGGCTAAAACCTAAAGTAGCAATTGCAGAAAATGTTAAAGGAATGATATTAGGCAATGCTAAAGGATATACAAAATTAGTTATGGAAGAATTTAGAAACATAGGTTATGAGCCACAACTTTTTTTAGTAAATGGGAAAAATTGCGGAGTACCTCAAGCAAGAGAAAGAGTATTTTTTTGTTGTATCAGAAAAGACTTATTTAAAAAGAAATTAGAGTTAAGTATAAATGAGCAAATAGTTTCAGTAAAAACAGCAACTGATGATATACAAGAATTAACAGAAGAAGAACAGCAATTTGCTTATAATGTACCAGATTCAACTAAAAAACTTTATTATTTAGTAAAGCCCGGAAAAAACTTTGCCACAGTTAAAAATGATGGCCGGGAGTTTTCAAAGTTTAGATTAAATGCTAATAAGCCATCTCCTACAATATGCGCTAGTTCTTATGGTCAGGTTATGCACTGGAATGATTGTAGAAAAATAACTGTTAGAGAGTATGTAAGAATAGGAACTTTTCCAGATGATTATAAATTTAGAAGCAATCGCTTTGCAGTTTATTTAATTGGAATGAGTGTTCCACCTAAAATGATGTATCAAGTAGCAAAAAATGTTTGTGAACAATGGTTGAAATAATTTTATTTTTACTCTATAAAAGGTATATATGCCAAAAATAGTAAAGAAAACAGATGAAAATTCTAAAATGGTAACTCAATTATCAGGGTTAGGAATACCTCACGACCAAATATGCGCTATTTTAGAAGTAACAAAACCTACTTTATACAAGTATTATCAAGCTGAATTAATAAGAGGTAAAGCAGCAGCAAATTCAAAAATAGCAGAAAATCTGTTTAAGATAGCTACTGGAACAGGTCGAGAAGCTGTAACTGCAGGAATATTCTGGTTAAAAACTCAATGCAATTGGACAGAAAAACAAGTCTTAGAGGTTAAGAATGCAACAGAAGAAGATGACAAATTTAAAGAGCTTATCGAAAACATTCAGCGAACTAAATTATCAGAAAAAGATAGCGACGATATTACTCACTGATTGGTATTCAAAAGCCAGAAAAAATCAAATAGTAAATGAAAAAGATGAATATAATATTCATTTATTTTTAGCGGGCAGAGGTTGGGGAAAAACATTAACTGGCGCATATGATATTATTCAATATTGTTTATTAAATCCCGGAGTTATTTGTGGCGTTATAGCACCAACATACGGAGATTTAAAACGTGTTTGTTTTGCTGGTGAATCTGGAATACTGGGAATTATTGATAAAGGTTTGTTAAACGATTCCGGGTATAATAAATCAGCTAATGAAGTAGAATTTTTTAATTCTTCAAAAATTATAGGTTTCCCTGCAATTGAACCAGATAGATTAAGAGGAGTTCAATTCCATAGAATATGGTGTGATGAGTTAGCTTCTTGGCGTTATCGTGAAACATTTGATAACTTAATGATGGCTTTAAGATTAGGAGAAAATCCTAAATGTATTATAACAACAACTCCTAGACCAATTGCTTTAATAAAAGAATTAGCAGTGCGTTCAGATACACAAGTTATTAAAGGTAGTACATTTGAAAACGTAGATAACTTAGCGCCATCAGCTATGAAAATGCTCAAAGAAAGATACGAAAACACGCGAATCGGAAGGCAAGAGCTGTATGCTGAAATCTTAGAAGATGTTGAAGGTGCTTTATTTAATGGTCCAAACATAGAAAAAAATAGACAGGAACAAATGCCAGAAATGCAAAGAATAGTTGTTGCAATAGACCCGGCTGTAACATCAAATGAAAATTCCGATGAAACTGGAATTATAGTTTGTGGTAGAGGTATTGATGATAGGTTTTATATAATTGAAGATAGTTCAGGAATATATAGCCCAGATGTTTGGATAAAAAAAGCAATTCAGTTGTATTATCATTATAAGGCAGATACTATTATAGCAGAAACAAACAACGGTGGAGACTTAATAGAAAAGCTTTTAAGAGTTCAAGATGTTAACGTACCTTATAAAAGTGTTAGAGCAACACGAGGAAAATTTTTAAGAGCAGAACCAATAAGCTCACTTTACGAACAGGACAAGGTTTCACATTTAAAATTTTTTAAAGAATTAGAAGAACAAATGTGTCAATATACTCCTAGTAGTATTAAATCGCCAGACAGGTTAGACGCTTTAGTTTGGGGTATAACGTCGCTTTTAAGTTCCGGGCGAGCAGTTTATAAAATTAGTTGAGAGGTTAATAATGGGATTAT